GCCGTGGGATAGCCGTGGGATAGCCGTGGGATAGCCGTGGGATAGCCGTGGGATAGCCGTGGGATAGCCGTGGGATAGCCGAACGAAGCTAGGGGATAGCCTAACCTTGTCGTCTCTTTCTTGCGCTTAATACTGCTGCCTTGTAACCACGAGCAAAGTGAATTGGGAATCTTCTGAATCGTCGCATTGCAATCTGCTGCGCTGGGAATAGTTTTGGTTGCGGTCTCTGCTCTTTCCCCAATGCGATTAACATCTGGATCTTCTTGCTCTTTTTACCGCCAACACGCCGCCACAAACCACGATAGTTCTCAGTTTGTGGCCTGCCTTTAGGAATACCGTAGAAGGTTGTCTTTTGGTTTCTTAAGGTAGTGTACTTACCTTTAGTAAGGTTGCCTTTCTGGTTCAGTGGAACGCGTCCTGGGATCGCCTGCATGATCTTCTTGCGCTTTGGAGTAGGCGGAATAACTGTCCCACCGAATACGATATTCCTTAGATAATACCGATCTGCATACGACTTCTTGTGCTGAAGACTAACGTGCAAATCCCCATAAAGGTTTCGCTTGTTCTTTACCCTGTGGACTCTGAAACCGCTTTTGGTGAAATTCTCTGCTCCACCTTCGAGGTATTGATCAACCTTATTTTTTAAATGCTTATTGGTTTGGAACAACCAAGAATTCATGGCTCGTCTTAAGGCTTCTGGAACTTGCTGATGGCTATCAAGCGTATTAAGGACTCTAGCGATATCACCTTTTCGTACATCAATCGTTATCACTAGTCACCTCGCAGATATCCTCAACAATCGATTTCTTGATTAGATCTTGATATCCCAATTGAGTCATTAAATGAACCTCATCGAAAGACTTCTCGCCTTCTTGGATGAGTTTCCATTCAACGTATTCGCCTTTATCGACTTGGACTAGACCTTCAATGAACGTGATTTCTTTCCGTTCCGCCATCTGCCACAACTCGTGTAGCGCTTCTGCTAGGCGATTGGGGTGTAGCTTGGTTACGTTGGTCATAAGCCCACCAAAATTGAATGGACAGTTTTGCCGTCCAGTACAGGACAAATAATAACGGAAGGGACAAAATCAATAAAACGGAAAACACCAAAAACCCGTTCACCGATCCGATGAGATAAAGTCTATTCATTAACTAAGTCCACGAACCAATCACATTCTTTACAGTAGATCTGCGGAGCAACATCGTCCTTCACGAGTAAAGCCTCGCACACTGGGCATTCTGGTTCTTCTGGGAACATCTTATCCCAATAGATTGAGATGTCATCTGGATAGTTACTCGCCATAATCTGCACCGTCTCTTAGCCCTTGGTTCAAGGCTTGGATTATTCCCCTGCCATTAGCATCGAACATAAATAGATCTAGCTTCAGACCTACTCTTTCTTTCCAACCATGAGGCTGCCCAACAACGCCACACTTCAGCTTGATCTGCTCAAATACTGAATTTCTAGTGTGAGCATAAACTACTCTTTCAAGCTCCTCGTCTGGCTTGTGATAGATTCCCCTGACTATTTTCACTTCTCTTTGTCCTGTAGCGTATCTAGCAGCTTTTGGACAGACAAGATCATTTGCTGATCACACTCATCGACTTCACGCCCATCGTAGTAATCTCGGACTTTTACTAACGTCATCCACGCTAACAACAATTCAGTTCTGGTTGGTTTCATCATTACCCCTTACTCCGCTTTTGTCCAATAACTATTAACGGGCTTGTAGCGGCAATCCCATGAATCAAAAACGCATCCGTTGTCAACTGCTGTTAGATGCCCGCTGTTTCTAACAACTGCAACACCCTTGAAATCCCAATTTTTTAGCTTAATCAATTTGCCCTTGTGATCCCTTGGCGGCTTGTTTTTTATAAAGCCTTTGCTCTCGATGTACTTGATCCAAACTTTGTCATGGCTCGGATAAGCGCCCATTTCTAGGCCAAGCTGCATCAACTCTTGGAAAACCTTTTCGTAGCTCTCCTCGAGAACAATCGATATTGACCGAATGACACAATCATCTTTGAAGGTTTTTAAAATTCTGCCTCCGTCCGTTTGGTGAAAATTCATTTGCTTGCTCCGTTTCGTTAACTTCTGGAATCTATTTTACTTAGCCCCACCATTAAGTCAACAATTTTGTTTACTATTAGTGATGTTTTTTTAGACCGTTTTGGAATAATTATGATGCTTTTAATAACTTGACTCTTTCCTTCGCTAGTCGATACCGCTTGAGATCGTTATAAGTAATCCGATTCCCCTTAGCTTTTTCCTGCTCGAAGATATCGATGAAGTACAAGTCTTCCTCTGCCTTTTCTAGCACCGCCTTGGGTATCTCGTTTCTACGAGGATCACGGAAAAGTAAACTAGGGGATAGCCGTAAGGCTTTCATCACTTCCATCCCGTCTGCTTGGCATCCGAAACAATGCATCAATACCCTATCGGGTTCCTCGGTTATTGACAGGCTTGGATTCTTGTCTGCATGTGCGGGACATATTGCCCAAATCTTCCCTGATTTCTTAGTAACTCCTTTGAGATGCGGCAGTATGTCAGCTAACACTTTTTATCCTTTTAATCTGTAGATGCGTAATGTGGTTCTTCACATCATCCGAGATGTGAATCGTTGGCTGCGGTTTGATCGCGTTAGGCCACACCCCAAACTTGGATCGATAACTATGGGATACCCATCCAGACTTGTAACCTTTCTTCTTAGCGTAAAACTGGAGCTCGCCTAACCACCTAGACTTGTCTTCCTTCGTGAAGTCTTTGTTGTTCTTCTTCAGTTCCTTGAGGATCTGATCATCTGACTTCAGGACTTGCTTCTGTGGCCGTTCGTAACCGCAGACACACTTTACTACGAAATGTTGAAAACATTGTGGACAAACGGACAACTCAGGATCTTTCTTGTCCTTGACTAAATCTCTTTCGTTGTAGGTCTTTTCCTGGGTGTCTAAAGATTCAGGGACAATCGACTCAGGAAAGCCGTGGGTCAAGACATTACCTGCATGATCCAAGTAAACCGCGTGAGTCTTGTTGGGATGAAGCCTCATGATTCGGCCTGCTCGCTGGATGTAACTAATGAGGCTCTTCGTAGGTTTTAAGTCAATCAACGTCTCGACCTTTGGCGCGTCATAGCCTGTATTTAAAAGCTGTGAACAACTTAATACTTGGAAGTCGCCTTCATCATGACTTTCATAGATTATTCTTCTTTCTTCGTCGTCCATGTATCCGTCGATATGTTCTGCCGATATTCCCGCTTTCCGAAACATCTCCACCAACTTTTTCGACGTTTTGATGGATGGGCTGAACGCAATTGTCTGGCCTTTGCCGTACCTCTTGAAGTTTTCAATAATATCCCCGACTAATTTAGAATCTTCTTCTGTAGCTTTCGCCAGAGACATTGGATCATAGTCAGATCCACCTGTGGGAAGTCTTTTGGTCTTGATCCCCTTTAAGTTGACATGAGTACCGCCGTAATACTTAACAGGACACAGATACTCTTTGTCTAAGAGCTGCTCTGTCGTAATCGGGACTACTAGATCCTGGTAGTGCTTCCCTAGCCCTCTGGTGTACGGAGTCGCACTCAAGCCAATGAATATGACTTTCGAGTTCTTATCCATCAACTCGGTGATGTGTTGATAGTGGGTATGGCACTCGTCAATAATCGCTACATGGAACAGTGGCTGATACTTTCTTCTGGCTAGAGTCTGGATAGACGCTATCTGGATGTCTGCATTGGGATCTGTTCGCCAGTGATCCCCCTGCATTACCCCTACCCTGATTCCTGCTCTGTCAAACTCCTCAAGAGCCTGCTGGACTAATTTAATCCTGTCGCAGATGAAGATTCCCTTCTTACCGTTCTTAGCAGTCTTCTTGAGGATCTCCATCGCTACTCTAGTCTTGCCAAATGAACAAGGCGCTGCGAGTACAATCCTTTGATTGCCTTTTTTTATTGAATGCCTTAACTGATTAATCGCTTGCTCTTGATGTGGTCTAAGCATTCATCCAGCCCTCGAAGTCTCCTAATTGGTTTTGATTTAGCATGTAAGACTTTCCCCTTCCTAAGTCGCCTATGTTTTCTTGCTTGAAGATATCATCAGCATGAGCTACACCCCTGATTTGATATTCTGGTATCTGACCCGTAACCAAAATGTACCAATCCGCTGTCTTCCCTTGAAAGTCTGGGACTAACAATCTTCCACTGGAATACTTAGTCCCTTTGACGTTTATCGTTCTACCCTTCCAATGAAGATCAACCTTGCTGTATTCGGAACTGAAATCAGGATAGACATTTAACGCTTTTGCGACTGCTAGTTCGTAACCAAATCCTTCGATATGCAATTCTAGGTCTGATCTGCCGTCTCGTTTCTTATTGGTGTAGGCGTTGTCCACACTGTACTCATTAAGCATCTTCCCCGCGATCTTCGCTATTGATACTTCTATTTCTGTTAGTGATACCTTCATGCTTCCTCCAGACACAGCTCGGCTTTTTCCCTTTTGCAAGACACAGGCATATTACTCGTTAGGTAACTTAGCCTTGGTGTGTCTACATCCGAAGATGCGGTACTCATGTGCTTTCGCATTCCAACGTTGGTCGCAACACCAACATTACCCACTTGGGTCTTCTGCATTTTTGGGACGTAAATCAGGACAAGCCGTCAGTCCTACAACGTGTTTACGGATTAGCGCTATCTGCAATGCTGGCACGCTTCTGCCAGACGCATGATCGGCTGGTACTCGAAATAAACCAGTTGAAGGCTGTTTTCAGAGGAGGGTATAATAGACACCGTGTCGGTTTGTGCACGGTTCTTATCATCCTCGTTCAAATCGGCCTTCAGGGGTTGGCAGCCCCGCCGACACATTCAAATATACTCTAGTCGATCTCGTGAATCAACCGATCCAAATACCAGCGAGCTTTCTCAAGATCTTGCTTGGCGTTGCCTTTGTACTTGTGTCTGTGGATGTACTTTAAGACGTTACCTTCCAAGTACCCCTTGAACCCAGATCCTAGCTGCTGCTTGATGTAATCAATGGCCTCTATTCCACCATTGTTGTAGTGCGATGGCTTACTGACTTGATCCCACTGGTGAGGCTTCGCGTGATCGATGCTTATTGAGGATTCCCCAGACACACCCCCTAGACCATGGCTTGCCATTTCTCTTAGGTAATCCTTTCTCGTTAAGTTCTCTGGCGATTTCCCCATTGCTCAATCCTTCTTCTTCCCTTTTGAATATCAGCTTAAGAATCTCTTTTTCTTGTTTGTTGACGACCTTCTTCCCAGACACGTACGTAAAACCGTACGGCGGCACACCAATGTAGTAACCTTTCTCATGAAGTCTCTGTAACCCCTTTTTTACTAGAGCAGAAGAGTCTACGAATTTACGGTTGTGAACTTTCCCGTGACATTCAGCGCAAAGGTTTACCGTAGTCGTACCGCCTAAAGACTTGGGTACAACGTGATGAGCATGTACTGCTGGAGCGCCACAGTCAAAGCATCTTGCTTTTGAGTTTATTAATTTTGGCATTATACGCCCTGATCATTTCCCTATAATCAGCCGCATAAAATTTAATAGGTTTTTTTGCGTCTGCCAACATCTGCTGAACCCGCTTCTTCCCGTACCTTTGAATCATGTACTCTTGGTATCTGTAAGGCGCTATTCCGTGCTTCATCCCATATAGATTGCACCCAGGACATTGAACGTGGACGTTGTGGTCTTCAAAAGCATGATAAGACGATGAACCTTTTGGAATGAAATGCCCACCGTGCATCTTGGTATAGTGATCGACCTTCCCGCAAGTGACGCACGCACAAAAGCCATCAATGTTTGACGACTCTAATCGTCTTTTGAGTTGAAACAATCGTAGGGCTTTAGATCGCAGCGTTTCTGGCACGGAAAAACTCACTATTCTTGGGATTGGTCAAAGTAACCCCATGATCTAGCCCCCAGTGGAAGACTTGTTCCATAAACTGATGCATTTCCCCTTTACTCAGGCTAGACGTAGATCTGAGTTGGTGTTTGATCTCAGTCGATCCAACCATTATATCCTCAGTTCCTAGAAACTCATTCTTCATTAACAACTTCACCTTCTCAGGTGTGATGTCTATCTTCGATGAGAAGTGATCTGCCATCTCGCCGCACCACATGTGAAACAAAGCATTCTGTGACAGGCTCCGAGTCGCTGAATAAGGCTCTAACTTCCACGCAATAGGACGAGAGTAATCCCATTCATCAAGAAATTTCTTGAAGAACTTGAGAACGTCATCGATATCCTTACGGTTACGGATCATCCAGAATACGCCGTTCATCGCTTAATCTCCGCTATCACATCTTCGATAAACCACTTGATCTCTAGCCACAACATCTTGAGAAATCTAATGACTCGATCTTTCAAGGAAGTCAAAGACCTCCACGCCAAGACCATCGCATACCTTAACCACCAACGAAAGTTTTGCATCCTTTCTACCCCTCCAGTGATTGATTTGTTGCCGGTGTACATTAAGCCTACGGGCTAGCTCAGAAGAACTAACCCGCTGCTCAATTTGTACCTCCTTCAAACCTTTGCCGAAATCAAAACGGTAGGTCATCACCATCGTCCTTCTTGAATCCGTCTGAGATCTTACCCGTCATTATCGGTTGATTCCCAGCAGCATCTTCTCGCCTCCACAAAGCGATATCTAAGGTTTCACCTTCCTTGATATCTCGATGAGCAACCACATTACCCGTAACTACGGGCTGGGTTTCACCTTGGCGATTATTCTTCCAGAGGCTTACTTTTCCCCTATTGTCGTATTGCATCTTAGACTCCTATGAGTTGAAAGTTATTTTCTAAGTCTTCAAGTAGTTTCTCAATCGCCGCTTGAAGACCAGCGATGTACTTATCGTCCCGTGGGACTTTCATGATTAGATTGGGAAGATCAGGATGAAACGACATAAACCAATACTCGGGAAGATCCATGATCCACATCGTGCCTTGAACCTGTGCGTAATACTCAGTCGGCATAATCCCTTTGTTATGGTAATCGATCAAATACTTCACATGCGTTGTATGCATGGGGCATTTAATTTCCAATCCTGTTCCGTTTACCAATCGATCAGGACTGCAACCGATAGCTTCCTTGTCATCGGTTACAAACCCAACTTCTCGGCAGGTTAAGTCTGTCTGAAAGGAAAAGACTTCCGCTGCTAGCGGCTCTAAGTCTCGTCCTCGTTTCATGTGGAATGTATCGAATGTCTCGAAGCGTTTCTTGGCTAGCCTTTCAGCTAAAAGCTCGTGCATGTATTTCTCAGAGCTAGATGATGGCTTGCCAGTGGGCGTTACACAATCCTTGAATCTAGATGCCGATGGCTTGCCCAAACGCAGTCGGAACCATTCATTCGTTCCTTGCTCAACGTTGTGGATCTTCATGCCGCTTTCTTCAGCTTACGAATACGCTTGCCTTGATACTTCTTTGGTATGAAGTCACCAGCCTCGATGAAGAACCCCCAATCTAAGAACCTTGCTCTCATTTCTTCCCCTTTTGCTTGACTTGCTTGGCGTACTGCTCATCACTTAATCCGCTGATCTGAGACTTACTGCCTAAGATATCGTCTAGCTCATCAGCCTTCTCCGGCTCCGTCAGTGGTTGAGCATCATCATCTTGCTCGGCATTGATACACCACATCGCTTGAGCCTGATACCTACGGATGTAAGTAGAAATAATCCCGATCTCTTGTGGAACGTTCTTGACGTTATCGGATAGCGGAACCATCGCAGATGACTTGATCCACTGCCCAGAGCTATGGGATACCTGTGATTGAACGGTGACACGATCATCAACCATATCTACCGATTGAATGAAACTTAAACCATGAGCCGCAGCAACTGGTCTAATGGCATTTAACACAGCCGTTAGATCAGCGTACTCGTTCTTGAAGTAAGTGTTCTTGGTGTTTTTAGCTGGATTCTTGATCTCAGCCTGGGCCTTAGCTACCGCAGTGAATAGCTCACTGACCTGTTCAGATTGTTGCATTTACTTGCTCCTGTTAACAAATGCAATGACATTGTAACAGAACCAGTTAACACTGCAACTATGGGATATGTTATATTTCTCGGACTTGCTCCAAGGCCCGTTCAGTTCCCCCCCCTTGCTGTTCGGGCCTTTTCTATTTGTACTTACCTGTTCTTATCATCTCGCAGACTTCAATAGCTCTGTTGCCTACTTGCTTGGCCCACCTAGAGTCGTAGAACTCATCAGCAGCCGTCTCATAGTCAGCCTCTTTCATAGCCTTGATAGCCTTCTGAAATAACATCAGTCTCGGTAGGCCAAGGTTGAAGCAGATATCGATGATTGCATCAGATCGTACAGTGTCTAACTGATTGAACCACGGAAAGACTCCGTTCAATTCTTGTATGCAACGAACGATATCGTTATCTAACAGATAGGTGATCTCGTCATCGCTTAAACCTAAACCACCATCAGAGTCGATATTCCTACCGACTCCCACTGTAATTTTCCCAGCACTACAACGATAAGCATGAGACTTCACGCCTTCATGTCTCTTGAGCATTTCTCTTAGATTGTTCACTTCCTGTGTACATCCTTACTTTTTTCGTAGCTCCTCATTGCCCCTAAACCAAGCATACCCATGAGTACGGGCATCATCGTTTCTAGGGGAACAAGAGGTATAACTATGTCTATACTGAACAACGCTAAAACGAAGTTAGCGAACGGGATTGTGATAAAGTTCCCAAACATGCCCAGTCCGCACGTCCAGCCGATAAAGGGCCTCCAGCCAGAAACAAACAAGCTATGATGTGCTGCTTCGACTTTATTAACTTCTAACTGCGCCTTAGCCAACTCCTGGGCATGATTGTCTGCCATCGTAGCCAGATCATGAGCAAGCCTAGCCTTCTGGTCTTTATCTTCTATGAACTTGTCTAGTAGCCCCGTTACTGGCCCTATGAGCTTGTCTATCACTTGTCTTTAGCCTTGCCGACGTTCATAGCGATCATGTCTACAATCTTGTAGATCTTCGCTACCCAATGATCATCCTTGGGCGTGGGGGTTACTGCTGCTATTGCTGATGCTAGCGCCACTGCTGTGGTCGCCAGATTGATGATTGATATGATGTCCATTTGTACTCCTTGGTTCGCAGATCACGATCATCCCAGCTTGTTCCAAGATGTTAGCGTGGTATCTGCATTGTTCGTGAGAGTCGAATGCTAAACCATCGTCAATCCAGATGCCTAGCGTTAATTTGGTTACAAGGTAAAACTTCATTACTCTTGAATCTGCTGATTCCAGATATCAAAGATTGTTTCTATCTTTTGGTTCTGGGTTTCATCAACCCCATGCGCTCGATTGATCTCTATCTGTAGATTGTTCATGCGTTCCCGCATCAGATTGATTTCTTTGTGCTTATCTTCTAGGGCCAAGATCTTAGCGTTCTGGATTAGATCGTCTGGTAGGGCTCCTCTGAGTCCCAGAGGCCATTCCCGAACAAACGCCGCATTCTCGCGGATGGTCATGTCTTGAATAGTCTGACCATGCTCTAAGGTCGTTAGCCTGGAGTTAAGTTCAGAGTAACCTAGAACAGCTACCGCTGTTGCAAAGATTAAAGCTACAAGATTACGTAGCGGAATCGTCAGATTCGTGTTGTCGTTCACTTCCATCTAGTTCTTCCTTCACAGTGTTTACATACGCCTGAAAGACGGTTTGTAATTCGCTGATCTGAAGATTTAATGAACGGATCTGGGAATTGATCTCTTGCATCCTGCCAACTTTGGCTTGGGTTTCTTCGTTAAGATCTTCAATTTCGTATTCTCGATCATCAATTCTCAGAGTAGGCATTCTATTTCCTTAAGTTTTGGATTGTGTCTGATTCCCAAATCCTTATGGATAACCAGACGATAGTACAAAGGGCAGCAACATCTGGAAGCCATCCCGCAAGCGTGGCTATACCGCCTGAAACGGCAACGCCATCCATTATTGTTTTGGCTTCCTCGGCCATTACCAAGGCACTCCATTCGCCTGCGTTGGGTTCTTGTCAGCTTCAATCTTGGCTGCAAGCGATGCCTCTATAGCGTCTTGATCAACACCATTAGCCCAGCACCAGCCTAGTACCTGAGACTCCGTTAAGCTGTCATAAGGCGTGAAGTCAGAAGCAGATGCGTCATAAGTAAAGCCGCAAGTGCCGTATGATGATGCAGAGTAGTCTCCGTCTACATCGGTAGCTCGCCAGTGTGCGACGATAACGCCGCCGTCAGATAGCTCACGTTCAAGTGTTGCGATTGTCCATGTTGTTGCCATTAGTTAGCTCCTTAATTAAATAGCTGCGATTATAAATGCTAGTAGTTCTGAGTAACGCACACCTAAGCGTGTACGTTCTTCACCAGTGTCTTCATCAGTCCATGTGCTTGATATCAACATTGCGTAGCGTCCAGCATCTAAGCCTTCTGCTTCAAATGCTGCTTGTAGGTCTTGCGCAATGATTCCGAAATGAATACGAGCATCATCGCCTTTTTCTTCAACGGCAGACTTCCAATGGAACTTACGCAATAAACCTTTGCAGGCAACAGCGACACGTTGCTCTGCGTCAGATAGCTCTTCAATGTCTTGCTTTTCGTTGCGGTCTGAAGTTTGGATGGTGCCGTTGGTGGCGTAGAGGTCTTTGAATCTATAAGAAGATGTACCTAAGTCAACACCGCCATCATCAAGATTACCCGCATCTCTTGGTACTATAGCCGAACCTGCAAACTGCAAACCTGTATTAGCTGATGAACCGTCAATGTAAATAGTGTTTGAAGCAGTACCAACACTACCGACTGCTGTGCCGTCTTTCTGAAAGACTGCAATGTCACCATCTGTAGTCAAGCGATTAAGTGCCATTGAGTTGCCGTTACGTGTGCCGTAAAAGTAACCATTAGGCGATGCCTCAAACCCTGCTGTCCCTATACCTGCAGAGGTTTTTCCAACCAACAAGTTGCCGCTTGAGTCGAGACGCATGGTTTCATCTGTAGTGGTTCCATCATATTTTTGGAAGATGATAGTTCCATCAGAAGTGTTGTTACGTGCCTGTATAACAGTGCTACCAGCAGAATGGTAAAGCTGTCCGTACTGGTTAGTACCGTCTGAGTCTTGTATTTGTATTTTTGGCACTGATGAAGAAATATGTAGCTCTTCTGCGGGACTGCTAGTCCCAATCCCAACGCGGCCGCTTGAGTCGATGCGCATGGCTTCTGTGCCGCCGTTGCCAAACAGCATATCTGTAGATCGATAGTTAAATAGCTCTACGTTGTTTCCAGAACCGGGCTCAAATACAACGCCGCCATCAATTTGCAAGTTAGCAGAAGAAGCTGTCAAGTAGCTGAAACGGTCAGTGCCCGTGCCTATTTTGACGTTGCCGCTTGAGTCGATGCGGAGGCGTTCTGTGCCGATTCCGTTGTAGAAAACAAGGTGATTGTCAGTATCTGAGCCAATGTACGCATAGGTGTTGCCATTAACTGCAAGGTCAATGTGGTATGCGTCCGCTGTGTTATCAAAGCGTACTCTACCGCCTACGGTTTCAAGAGTGCGTCCTGCCGTAATACTGCTAGTCCCAATCCCGACGTTCCCGCTTGAGTCGATGCGCATGGCTTCTGAGCCGTTGGTTCCAAATCGCATATAGTCCGCGCCATGCAGATACTGTATGTATCCTGCAACAGAACTACCAGAGTCTGCAAAAAACATGCTTCCGTATGCGGATGCGCCAGACGCCACGGTGATTCCACCGCTTCCTGAATGTTCTACGATCAAATCATCTGCTGATGCGTTGATTAGCGCGCTAGAAGCTGAGGTTTTAACATGCAGTTTTCCGCTTAGCGAATCAGTCCCAATCCCCAGCGACTCTGCCGAAGCATCCCAGAAGAACTTCGGAGTCGTGCCAGTGTCTTCGTAGAAGGAGATGTCGCCGCCAGCGTTTATCCTTATTGCTGTACTTCCGTCAATAGAAAAATCTAATTTTGACGACGCTACCGAATTTGTAGGGTCAACAGCAACAGTACCCACGGTGTTACCAATACCAACGGTTAAAGCATTTGAAGAGCTTGTATCAGTAATTTTTAAATGGTCTGTCCCTTCTTTATCAACAGTCAAACCATCAGCAGTCACAGTGCCCGTTACGTCGATGCCTGTGGAGGTGGTTTGGAGTTTTGTGTTTCCGCTGTGGTACAGCCTAACTTCTGCACCAGAGTTACCCAAGAGATAAGGATTACCGCTTGTGTCACGTAATCTTAAATTATTTGCGTTAATTAAAAGATTACCAGTGCCTACTTCATCAATGTAACTATCGCTAGAATCATGATAAATCTGTAGGTCAGAGCCAGCACCGAAGATAGCTTTACCATTATCGTCAAACGTAGCGTTACCAGTAACATCTATGCCTGTGGAGGTTACCTCCAGCTTCGTATTACCACCAGTTTGAAGGCGAAGATTACCAGTGCCGTTATCATTGATTCGGCTGTTCGTGCCATCATGATAGATCAACAAATCCTGGCTATTACCCATGCGGATCTGCTCGTTGTCCCCCATGTTGATTTGATCAGGGTTCAACGTTGTAACGTTCAGCGTATCGTTTACTACTTTGACATTAGAACCAGAACGGACAGCAATTAACGTATCCGTAGGTAGTAATGATCCGCCGTCTGAAAGTTCTGAAATCTTAGCCATAAGTCACCTCTGTTAGCATTTTAAGGCATTACAGGCCAATCTTCATCATTCAGATTGGGCCAGTTTGTATGATTTGGTAAATCTCTTAACGCTTGTCGGTATGTTTGAAATTCTGTCTTTTTCTCTTGAGACAACGGACTATCTGAAAGCTGAGTCCAATCAGTCTCTGATAGCTTATTATTTCTAATTCCTCGGTTCTGCGCTGCCCAGTCAAACGTTCTTTCTACCAAATAGTAGTCAATCTGACCATCTCCGAGCCTTAAATGCTTGGAATGTGTCCTTTTGTTGAAAGCCCCGACAGAATCGACAACAGGCAGCCAAGAATCGTCAACTCTAAGACTCTGTGGGCCTGCTGACAAACAATCGTTTTCTGTGTCCCATTTCGCAAACATTATCTAGCGCCTATTGCGATACCTTCTATCGCATCAATATCAACATCGTCTGAATCATTATCACTAGCTGCGTAAGCTGTAATGACGTAGGTTTTTTCAATAGTAGTCTTAGTGTCTGTCGCGAAGATAAACACGCTATCATCCTCAAGCGTCCCAGATGATGACTTTCTCCTCGTATAAAACAAGGTAGAAATAACCGTTCCAGAGACGTTTGTGTCTCGTACTCTGAAAGTAACCCCGTTATCTGATCCAGAATCAAAGTTAGTCTGATACTCAATTTGACAGGCCGCATGAATAACTGGCGTATGCCCTAAAGTGTTAGCAGGAATAACGATGGTTTGAATAACAGTCTCGCCATCATCTGGACTTAGGCTTTGCGTAGTAGAAGTGTTAAACGATACGAA